TAACACGGCCTTCATACTCAGCCATATAACCTTTATCTAATTGCCCCAACCTTTGTTTTAATTTTTGATTTTCTGATTCTTTTTGTTGGGCGTATTGATAAGCGGCTTGAGCTTCTTCTGAAGCCTGTTTTCGTTTAGCTGTTAATTTATTTATTCGACGTTTAACATTGTCACTAAAAGAAGCTAGTTCATCATCTCCGCTTGAAGACTCAGAATCTTCAGAATCTTCACGAACATTTGTTCGGGTTTCTTTATTTTCAGTAGAAACCTCGATATCATCTGAACTGTTTTCTTCTTCTATTTCAACAATAGAAGAACCATCTTCTTCAATTTCGTTTTCACGAACATCTTCATTCATAGCCATTTTTCCTGTTCTCCTGTTCTTTATACATACGAAATGTCTGTAGGGTCAAGTATTGTTGCGATAATATTATCGTCATTTATAATACGAACCTCAAGTCCGTCCACTTTGAACCTATTTCCACTATATCTTCCTATAAGAACCCATGACTTTTCAGAACACCAAGTACCACTTGGGAACTTTTGGGCGTCTTTATAAGCGTCAGGTCCTAATTTAACCACATAAGCAGATACTGTTGCGAAACTTTCTTTTTCCCTAATTGCATCAGGAACGATAATTCCGCCTTTTGTTTTTTCGCTAGGATAGTAAGGAATGATCAAAATTCTATAACCAGTAGGCTGTGGAAGTCTTTCCAGAGCAGATGTTTCTAAATTAGATGGATCATTTTCGTTTTTATTTTCTTCTTCTTTTTTTTTACCAAATGCTGTTTCTAAGGGCTTTGGTAATTCTGAAGAAGGCCCTTTGTTTTTTGCCGCTGCTCTTGCAACGTTGTCTGGAACAAATAATTTTTTATTAGTCATCGTCAAGTTCTATGCCTTTCATCGCGGTTTTAATTTCGTCTTCAACGTAGGCCATTCCGCGTACTTCGCCCACAACGTACCGATATTCTTCAAAAGAGTTAATCGAATTATCCGCAAGCTTATCTTTCAATCTACCATCGCGCTCACGAATGCTTTTTAGTAGATAGTCTGCTAAATTTATAGCGTCCATAGTACCCCCTGATGACAAAATATAGGAACTTTAGGGAAATACAAGTCATATTACCACAAAATTACAAATTACGTTGAAATCTCTGGGGTTTTGATATTGGACTAAACTTTTTTATTGCTCCGCCCTGTGCTTTTTTTAACACTTTTTTTCGCTTTAGGCTTACTTTTTTCTTTTTTGACTTCTTGCTTTGGCTCAACGCTATCGCTACTGCTTGCTTCTGAGGATACCCCTCCGATATTAACTTGGACACGTTGGATTGTATCGTTTGCTGACTCGACCCCTTTTTCAACGGCATTTTCAACACCTCTTTTTGCTGCTCTTATTTGTGCAATAATTTTATCTCTTACAGAACCCATTAATTCATTCCTTTTTGTTTAGCATTAAATTCAGCAATGTCTCTTTGAGTTTGAATGCGGTCTTCTGCAATCCTAGTCTTATCGGTCAAAGCTTCTTCTGCAATATCAAGACGCTGTTGAGAGATCAGAGTATCATTACGTTCTTTTTCTTTTTCCATTTCTTGTCGTGCTGCAAATTCTTCTTCTTTACGTTGCAAGTCAGCAGCTTTTATTTGCAATTCTTGTTGTCTGATTTCAACCAAAGGATCAGACTCTTGTGGAGGCGTTACAGCTTGAGCCAATTGCTCTGTTGTGTCTGCAATTATTTGTGCTGCAATCTTATCAATTTGTGGTTTGATTTGTTGCATCATCATTTCCATCTGTTGCGGGTCTTGCTGTATCTCAGGTGGTATTCCTTGCATAACTTGTGTCTGAGCTTGCGCTTCTGACATAAGGCCAATGTGTTCTTGTATATGGCCTTGCAGAGTTATAATTGCATTTTGATTCATTTGTACCGCAGATGTAGACATAACCGCTAAATGAGTCTCTATATGAGCCTGGTGGTCTTGCTCTGGGAAAGCTTGTAATGGCTGACCCATAAGAGCGTTTTGATTTTCTTTGGCTGCATTAATAGGGGGTGGAGGAGGTGGAGGAGGCGGTAATATAGCCTCAATATTTGTAACACCTAAAGCTTCATACATTTTTCTATAAGCTTGGTATAAACCTTGTGGGCCACCGTGTATCTCTGGGTTTGACTGAACCAATTGCAATTCGCTTTGAGCCAATGCAATTCTTTGTGACATAGAAAAAATGTTTGGATCACTAGCTGGTAAAACATCTACACGTCTATCAAAGTCTTGTGCTTTAATTTCTGGACCCACCTCCATAGAAGGAGCATAAGGGTAAGACTGTAGACCCTCACCAAATATTTTAGATAATAATTTAAATTCAATCTTTTGTGAGTAATGTAATCTTTTATGAATTGCAGACATAACCTTTGTGCCGCGTTCCATAATAGCCATCGTTGTGCCAACAGGTGTTTCTCCACCCATCTCACCTATTTTTAAATCAGCCATAGAAGCAAATCTACGTCCAGCATCAACGAGAGTACCTAAAAGATTATAAAGGGTGCCTGAAGGCTCTTTAAATGGCAATGGCATAAGAGAACCACGAAGGTCTCCGCCAACCACATCAATGTCTCTAAATTCTCCTGGCTGCAACGGCTCGTCATCATTTCTAATACGCGCACCACGCGCTTTAAACCCTGCTGGTAGATTGGCTAATGTTCCAGCGTCAATAAGCTGACGAAGAATAGAAGTAGAAGCTTGAGCCAAGCCACCAATCATATGCGTTAAGCCAAGTCCATAAAAACCAAGGCCGGGCAAAAACTTGTAATGAACAAAATATTGCTTCTGACGCTTCATAGGCTCTATTTCATCATAATTTCTTCTAATACTTAGAATCTCATTATTATCTTCAAGTATTGTAATAATATAAGGCAGCTTTAATCCTGTCTGCTCTTGATCCATACCAACATCTTCAAAACCTTCTAGATCCAAAGACGTATGAACTTCGTATAAAGTTAAATCACGAGATGCGTTAGAAGGATGTACACCTTGAACGTCATTAATTGATTCAGTAACTTCATCTGAATCTCCACCACCGTAACCATCTTCAGGTATCTCAATATCACTGTAAAAACCAGCTAATTGTAGTTTTCTAACTTCATTTGAGTCCATAGATATTCTATGCGTAATACGAGGAGATGACGCTAAGTCTGTTGCTCCGTAAGGAACAATTAGGTCTTCAGCATGAATAAATTTACTTACTGCACGTTGCTTTAAAGGATCAAAGTAAATCTTCTTAAAGGTAGACCCAATAACAGGAAGATAGAAAAGCATTTGATCTAACTCAGGATCATATTCTTCCATCTCGTAAGTAATCATGTAATTCATGTAGTCTTTAACGCGCTCTGCTTGCTTAACAAGCATTTCGGTTTGAGCACCAATAACTTGCGCTCGAACTGGGCCACTAGCTGGTAGCAGCTCTCGATAAGCTTGAGCCTGAAACTGTGTTACTGACTCGGCTAATAATGGATGTATAACGCCAGAAGCACCCGCAAAAGGTTCTGTTCTGTCTTCTGTTTGCATCCCTAAAAATTCAATACCTTTTTTATAGGTGTCTTCCCAGTCCTGCCTTGAAGATAAATCATCTAAAATAGATCCAACAAGATCTGAAGAAATTCTTCCAAGAGCGCTTTCCTCCATAACCTCTGCTAGATTACCATCAAAAGGTATTTCTGGAACTATCTCTTCTGGGTCTTCATATTCTCCAATAACAGCGCTTCCATCGTTAAATTCAAAAACACCTGGATCAGTAGGCATTTCAGTCATTTCAACAGCAGCTTGTTGTTCTGGAACCATAGGTAATTGAACAATTCCGCCTGGTCCCATATCATCTTCAATAGCCATTTAAATCTCCTGTATAGGTGTTGAGGTGAAATTGTATCCGCCAACTATGACTGTAGGGAGGTAACCAATCATAGTTATTTTACTCCACCCCAACCTCGAAACTTGAAACATTAAAAATCCTTTTCAAGTATTATTTTACGCCAGAAAATCTGGTTCCACGCAATGCAGCTCCACCACCGCGAGCATTACCCGCACCAGTTCCGCCTGTCATTGGAGCTTTTTTCACTTTTTCGTAAGATTGAGTCATTACACCCATTTTATTTTGACTGTTGCCATTCGTAGGCGTATTAGGTGTTTTAACCATTCCATTATCTTCTTTCATTATCTCATTCCTTTATATTTGGGGCCACGACCTGCCATAACCGCGCCACCGTTATTGTAAGCACGAACTGCACCACCTTTGGCTTTCTTAGTGGTTTTCTTATTTGATGAATCTTTATATGGATTTAAAAAACTAAGAGGGTTATAAGATAATATTTTCCTTAAAGATTCTGGCATTGACGACATATCTACATCTATTTCATCAAACTTTGTACCTTTTACTGCATTATAAGAAAGATTACTTTCTTTTCCTAATCCACCAACTCTTGTGCTTAATCCACCAACACCTCTTCCCGGTCTTGATAAAGAATCTTTATATATCTGCTTCTTCTTCTTTTTATCAGCCATAATACCATCCTAGCTCATTTTAGTTTTTTTCATTCCACGACCAGCCATAACACAACCGCCGCCTTTATACTTTTGAACTTTGCCCTTCTTAGCCTCACCACCATACATCATGCCTTGAGGTCTAGCTTGTGGTCTAACAGAATTTGTAACGCCTCTACCTAAAGCCATATTAATCAAGTCCATGTCACGATTAGACATACCAGATTCATCAGCTTCCATTGCAGCTACCATGTTTCCTCTTTTAACAGCACCTGCTTCAGCTTCTTCCTGTGCCATTTTTTGTAGGAGCTTCAGAATCATTTGGCTTTCTGCGGCACCTTCTTGGTTTGGTATAGCTTTTTTTGCGCTTTTAATCGCTGCAGATAACGCACCTGATCCGCCAGGAATGGCCACTCCAGCAAGATTTTTTATTTTATCTCCTATCCTCGATTTGATGAAAGACTGTGCTTCAATTCTTTTTGTATCAGCGTCTGATATATTTTTTCCCCCAACATCTGCCATTTTATTCTCCTTTAATAATACTCTCTGCGTTTGTTATAAAGATACTCATTGTCGTCGTCATA